TCCAGTGCTTGAGTACGATTTCCTCTGCGAGGGCGTCCAAAGCAGGCTGAGTGTAGCCAATCGCCGTGAGGCGTGATGGCGCAAGGTGATAACGGATAAGAGCGGCCCAAATCTTGTTGTTTGCGTGTGTCTTCGCTAAGATTTTGGCCTGGGCTTCTAACACAGATGAGGCAGATACTGGATTGGCGGTATTTGGGTCAAGATTGAATTGCGATTTGATAGCAAAGATGAGACGTTCTAAGTGGACGGGAGAACGGACATTCTTTTGGGGCTTGAAACCGAATACTTTCTCAACAATGATACGACGGTCTTCAATCATCGCATCCTGGTACGCCTTTTCGCCAGGTGCGCCTGGTGCGGCCGCATACGCAATGATATCCGCATCACTCATTGTGGCCAAGGGAAGTGGCTGATTTTCTAACTTCGTCGCATTGATTCCGTCTTCACCGTAAGAGACCTGAAGCATGTTGCCGTTGGTATCGCGCACTGAACCGTCGTGTTGTGTAATAAGGTCTTCCAAGGCTACACGAATTTGACGCTGCATATAACCGGTATCGGCCGTTTTTACAGCAGTATCAATAAGACCTTCACGACCTGACATAGCGTGGAAGAAGAACTCGTCTGGCTGAAGTCCCTTGATGTAGGAGCTAGTGATGAAACCGCGGGCTTGGGCCGAATCGTCAAAGCGCTTAAAATGTGGGAGAGTACGATGCTGGAATCCGTTTGGTACACGCTTACCTTCAATCGCCTGCTGACCGAGAGTGGCAATCATTTGCGAAACGTTTACATCCGAGCCTTTTGAACCCGCCTTTACCATGTTTGTCATACGATTCGTATCGGCCAACGATTTCAAACCAATCTTACCTGCTTCACCTACAGCCTTATTGAGTGTATTCATAACCTTGGATTCAAATTCCTCTTGATTGCTACGACCCGATGAGTTCTCAAAGAGACCGGTGTGGAGTTGGAGAATCTGTTCTTCAATCGTCTTTGTGAGTTTGTTAAGAGCAACCGAAATTTCGTCGTTCGTTGCCTGATCGGCAATCAAGTCGCTAATACCGACGGAGAAACCACTGTTCATAAGGAAATTGGCAATCATCGCCTGGAGACTGTCCAAGAAATCTACAGTGATATCTGGACCGTAGTCGTTGTAAATGATATGAATGAGTTGCTTGGAGAACACCGATTTATCCAAAATACCCTGTTCAATCACACCGTTGAGAATCTTCACCATGTTGGGCGAGAGTGGATTCTTCTTATCTTCGTCGCTGTAACTACTGTTAGGCATTTGAAGACTGACCGGTGGTAAGAGTGCCGATAGAAGTTGCTGACCTGACCACATTGGCTGAGGAGAGGTTTTGACCGGTGGTGGCAACTTACCTTCCCAACGCTTGGCGTGTACAAGGAGATTCATCGCTTCCTTCTTTGTGAAGAGTACGTTGGCACGAGTAAAACGATTCGCACCTACAAGAGTATCCTGGACTACTGACACAATTGGTACAGATTCACGGGGTGAGACGATTTGAAGAGGAACCGCTGCGATTTCACGGAGTTCTGTGGCCGTTTCCACCGATTGAGGCGCATGCAAGTTCATTTCATCACCATCAAAATCGGCGTTGTATGGTGCCGTCACAAAGACATTGAGACGGAAAGTGTTGTATGGAAGAATCTTCGCAATGTGTGCCATCATAGACATGCGGTGAAGCGAAGGCTGTCGGTTAAAGAGAACTACATCACCGTCCATCAAGTGACGATTGACTACATCTCCTTCAAAGAGTTCAAGCGACTTCGCATTGACGTGCTTGAGAGAGATGGTACGTCCGTCGTTACGCTGAATTGTCTTTGCGCCTGGATAGACATCAGGTCCGTTTTGAATCAACTTATAGAGTTTTCCAATATTGAATTGAGTCACCTTTTCTGGAAACGTAAGATTCGTGGCGATTTTGAGTGGAATACCTAGTTCCTTAACGGAGATGTTTGGGTCAGGTGTAATAACTGAACGAGCACTGTATTCTACACGCTTACCCTGGAGATTTGAACGGATACGACCTTCCTTTGAGCCGAGACGCTGTTGGAGCGACTTGAGAAGACGTCCTGAACGCTGCGCGGCCGGTGAAATACCTGGAATATTGTTATCAACCAGGGTGGCAACGTGATACTGGAGCAAATTGGTCCATTCATCAATCATACGCTTCTTTGGTTCATCGGTAAGCTTCTTCTTGAGTGTATTATTCACCTTGATGATATCAATCAACTTACTAGTCAAGTCGTCTTCAGCACGCTGATTGTTGTCCTGAGTGACCGATGGACGAACTTGAGGTGGTGGGATTGGAAGCACCGTACAGACCATCCAGTCTGGACGGCACCAATGACGACTGAAACCCATAAATTCAACATCTTCGTCGGTGATACGACGTAGGAGTCGGTGGACGTATTCAGGTTCCAAAAGCATAGAGAGATTCATAATACCATCGGCGTCAACAGTTGCGCCTTCTGGTGCCTGTACGCCTTCCGGGAGTTCTAGATTCTTCCATTCAGCATAAATCTTATGTACCGGTTCTTCACGGTACTTATTTGGCTGACGGGATCCGCAGCCGTCTTCGCTGTCCTCACCACATCGTGTGATTCCCTGTGCGACATCTTTCACCATCTTCCATCGGGATTCACCTTTGAGTTTGAGGAAATGCTGATAACGTTGCTTATCAATTAGAAGTTTGCCACATTTGAAACAGACGCAATTGAGAACCTTCATCAAGAGTTTGAAGAACTGGGTGTAATAGACTGGACGGGCTAATACAAAATGACCGAAGTGACCTGGGCAACTATGGTTATTTTGACCGCAGGAACGGCACACTTTGCCATTCTCTAAAACTCCCATACGCGGGTCAAATAGACCATTTAACTTACCTTCTGTAGTTGAGGGATTCGTAATTTCGCATACTGAGCGTCGTTGAATCTCTTCAGGGCTGAAGACCCCAAACTGAATCCCTACAATAGATTCAGTTTCGGACGAGTGTGATAAAACCGGCATCTCTTCTTTTTTGTATGAGTTTCTTTTAAGCGGACGAAGAAGCATCAAATTTTATGAAATTTAAGCATTTAGAGAATTTTCAATATACTTTATAAATGGCTGATACCTCTAGTACAGTTGTGATTGATATATCAGGCGCAGATCCACCGCCACCACCGGATGATGAACATCCTGATTATGTTCCTGTCGGTCCAACTGGCGCTACTGGTCCTACTGGTTCTACTGGTGCCACTGGTTCTACGGGTATTACTGGTTCTACGGGTCCTACTGGTCCCAATTACATATTACATCCAAACGCTCCAACTATTACTTCCGCCAACGCATACATAATTCTGGAAAAACCGAAATATAAAACTATGATTGAAGTGCGAAATGCGGTTACAAATGATGAGACAGGGAATGATAATCCAATTTCTTTATCCACATCTCTTGATATACTAGCCGTGTATATCAAGGGACAAAAATTATTATATACAGAAGCGAAAGTGTATTGCGAACAACAGTTAAATATGCTTATGTTGCCTGCTATTTTTATATCAGCACTTTGTACTCTTTTGAGTCTTGCGCTTCAATCGCAACCATCTGGTCCTTACATTGTATCAGGATTCACCGCTGTCAATTCCTTCATACTAGCTCTTATTTCTTATTTGAAACTTGATGCGAAGGCAGAAGCTCATAAAACAAGTGCTTATCAATATGATAAAATAAGAACAATATGCGAATTTAATTCAGGAAAAATTATGTTTTTTATTAAGAACGAAACTTTTGAGAATATAGAAAAACGAATCGCAGATTTAGTTGATGAAATTCAAAAGAAAATAGAAGAGATAAAAGATACTAATAAATTTATTTTACCTCAACACATTCGTTATAATTTTAATATTTTATATACCCAAAATTTATTCTCAGATGTAAAAACACTACAATTACATGAATTATTACTACTAACCGATTTGAAACGTATAGAAAATGATATAATAGATATTGAGGCCCGTATCAAGTGTATAGAAACAGAAAAAGTACCTTATGATGCTAAAGAATTACAGAATAATATACAATATCGTTGGAATAGACGTGGTGAACGTGATGTGTTACGAAAACGCATTATAGCTCATAGGAAAAAATATCTCAATCTAGAAGCAGAATTCAAAAAGGAGATTGAAGCGTTTATTAAGGAAGCAAATAATAGGCGCTGTAATTTTTGTTCATGGTTAAAAACGTGAATTTTTACGGGTTTTATTTGGTCTAAAAAACGATTGCTGACGAGTTAAACTATTTGGTGGAGTGTAATTATTATTACCAAGTAATGGATGAGGTTTGGATGGATATGAACCTTTTAAATTTATATTTATTTTAGGGTGACGCTGTCGTTTAATTTTATTTCTCGTTTCACTATTACGTATTTGGACCGGCTGAAACTGTTTTCGGCTATTATTTTTTGGATTTGGTTTGAAAAAGTTAAATAAAGCCATTTCTATTTAGGTTAGAGTTTAAATATTAGGACCTATTGAAAATTAAGATGCCTGCGATTTCTAACAAAGAATTGGCAGATAAGTTAACGAACGGTATATTTACCGAAACCGCCTGTAGTAGTGATGTTCATAGTACTTATCCAATTAGTCGGGTATTTTGGGCAGGACGTACTGACTTTCAAGAGGTGGTCATAGCCGATTCACCAACGTACGGTCAGGTGCTCTTTCTTGATGGTGAACTACAATCCTCTTCCAGCGACGAGGCGATTTATCACGAACACCTTGTACATCCACTGATGGCAGCGCTCGCTGGAACTCCTAACAAAAAGGTATTGGTCGTTGGTGGTGGAGAGGGCGCAACGGTACGCGAAGTGGCACGCTGGCCACGGGATGCCGTAGCAAGCATTGACTGGGTGGATATTGATGGCGATTTAGTCAATCTTTGCCGCGAACATCTCCGTTGGGCGGACGATTCGGTTTTTGAAGATAATCGCTTAATGTTCTGCCCTGATGATATAAACGCATTTTTGGATCGTACAAATTGTTTATACGATGCCATTATTCTTGATTTGCCGGATCCTGATGTTGAAAACTTAGATTGCGATGAGGATATGAGTGATATTCTCTACGGTCATATGTTCCGCCAACGAATCCTTTCTCATTTGGCCGTTGGCGGTGGTATCGTTAGCCATTGCGGTCCCATTCGCCCTGGTGTGGACGAAGTGGGTTGCCGCGAAGGAATAATGTGGATGCGTGATGAAATGTTCAACGGTATGAAGATTTATCCTTATCATGTCGGCATTCCCTCTTTTCAGGGAGAATGGGGATTTATGATGACCGTACCGCCGGTCGTTGAACCTGTATTTCCTAACGGTTTACGTGTTATGGATTCGCATGTTTGCGGGCTGGCGTTTGATTGGCCAAAATACTGGACTTCGCTGAAATTTTAAGCGTGTGATTCAAAAATTTTTGTTTTTCTTTTTCGGTTTTTTTGTTTTTCTTTTGTTTTTAGATAGATTAATTGTAATAATAGGCCAAATGTTCTAGAGGTTGACTTTCAGGTACAATATCAACCCATTGCGGCGCCGTATCTGTTTCAAAATCTACATCGGCGCTAAAGTAAAGAGTATAATGATTATTGGCATAATATCGCCAATCACTATTATAAAGAGTCCAAAGCGCTTCGCCCTCCGCATTTGAATCGTTAATGGCCAATTGACTCAGGCGAATCTGGTACTCTTCACAAGCAAAGAGCTCGGCTAGAGTTCTAACAATAGAGGATGAATCAGGTTGGACGAACCAATCGTCTTCAATGCGGATAATAATTTGGTTGCTAACTGGTCGCCAGTGAACGTCCATCATATCGCTGGTCCAGGTTTCAATGCGAGCGATATGAATAACATTTGTGTTGTCAAATACTTCAGAAGGAGGAGGAGGGATGCTTACGTTGTAGAAATCCATTTTGGTTGTTGTAGGAAGGAGTGGGGGCAGTTATCGGTTTTTGGGCTTAAGCAGTTTCAATTTTTTCAGGTTGGTCCAAAAAATTGAGATCTTAACCGGTTTTTGAAAGATTCACAACTCCCTCATTAATAAAATGACCATCATTACAACCTTTTATTCAATTCCAATTCCTGAACCTTTCCTCACAAATCTACAGCAACTTGCTCAGTTTAGTACACCCGAAGGATTGTTTGAAGTGTTCTGGGTTCCTAACATGGACCAAGTTGTAGTACGATACGGAACCGCTTGGTATATTCAACCAAATGCGCGAATTGCCGATTCACTGAGTGCTCTAATTTGCTGTAGGGATTACGATATTCAAGTAACCGATATGTTTCTCTTTGACCGTGATTATAGTCAGGGTAAGGAGGCTGAACAAGAGATGATGGATAAGCTCCTTGACTGCGAATGGTCCGATTACGCTTGTGATAAGATGGTGTTTCAGGCAAATGTAAATGTAGATGGTCTTGAATACGACACATGGAATGGTATGGATTAAATGTTGTAAAAAAATGTTGAAATCGGTGTAATTAATCTTCCTTTACATCCGCTTTTTTTGGTTCTGGTTCTGGTTCTGGTTCTGCTTCTGCTTCTGCTGGTTCTGGCTTTTCATTGTCTTCTTCGTCTTCTTCGTCTTCGTCCGCTTTAGCATTTGCATATTTACTATTATTTAGAAATCTAACAACTTCTGCTAGAACACCATGCATATTTTCAACTTGAATCTTAAGTTCACGGATTTGAGAATTACGGTTATCCGATACGAAATTGTAGAAGTAAAATCGTACAATATTAATAAACAGCGCGATTGAGGTCAGCATAATATAGTATTCAGTGAAATTATTAATTGCATAAGCGATATTGCTAAAATCAAGATAAGTTGACATGGTGGGAATGACAAATCTTTTGGAAGGTTGATACCGGTCAATTTTTTAGATTTCCGTGGGGTCTAAAAAAGTAATTTTTATATTTAGTATAGTATATGAAATGATTATCATAACTGGGGCGGCGGGGTTATTCGGTGTTAATTTTACAAAATATTTACTTGAATTTACAACTCACGAGATACTTTTGATAGATTCTTTGCTCGGTGGAAATGAAGAGTATATTATTGAATCTACTCGCGCCACATTTATGAACGGCGATTTAAGCGATAAAGAGTTTCAAAATAATGTCGAATTGATTTTTAAGAAGAAGAAAATAGATTATATATTCCATTTTGCTGCTTACGCTGCTGAAGGTCTTAGTCCTTTTATTCGTTGTTTTAATTATACTAACAATGTTGTATCAACCGCATTTATTGTCAATATGTCTATTCAATATGGTGTAAAACGTTTAGTTTTTACATCATCAATGGCTGTTTACGGTGACCAAGAACCACCATTTGACGAGGTTCTTGTTCCTAAACCGGTTGATCCGTACGGCGTTGCTAAATACGCTTGCGAAATGGATATTCAAATCGCCGGTGAACAACATGGACTGGATTTCTGTATCATTCGTCCGCATAATGTTTACGGCCCCTATCAAAATATATGGGACCCATATCGTAATGTTTTAGGTATATGGACCCTGAAATGCTTACAAAATAAAGAGATGACAATTTACGGTGATGGATTACAACAGCGCGCCTTTAGTTACATTGATGACATCTTACCCTGTTTATGGAATGCGGCTATTCTTGATGAAGCGAGTCGTCAAATAATCAATCTCGGCGGCAAGACTCCTAGTACAATCTTGGAGGCGGCTACTATTCTTGGCGAAATCACCGGTAACAACCAAATCGTTCATCTTGAAAAGCGACACGAAGTGAAACTCGCCTACAGCACTTACCAGAAATCGGTGGATATTTTGGGGTATGAAGAGAAGACGAATTTAAGAGAAGGATTGCGCCAAATGTGGGAATGGGCTAGAGAACAGCCTGAGCGTGAGCAAAAACGCTGGGAAAAATACGAAATTGATAAAAGTTTATATTCCTACTGGAAATAAAAAATTTGAATTTGCTTTTGTTGATTACGTGAAACGTAACAACAAATGGCATCGGTCACTCGTATTTCTAAATCGTTTATACGTGTAAACGGTGTATCGTACGGATTTTGGAAATATTCGCGTATTGTTCCAGTGGATTCAATCGTCTATATTAATGTATTTAATCGGTCAATAGACATCCATTACAAACATAAAAAGTCCCACGACTCTCTGTTCTTTACAAGTGATGCGGCACGTAATTTGGCTATAGCCGAATTTGAACCCGAGGATGAAAAGAGAGATGTGCCGATGGTAAAAGACTATCCATTTTGGGAATAAAATATACCGCAGCACGATTGTTTGATGCGCAAATGTGTTTCGCAATGATGTTCATTAAATAACGCCCTGTTACGACATCCTACTTTTTTACATCTATCAATGTTAAGAATTGTTATAACCTTTGAGTTTGTGGGTATAGTTGTTGATTGTGATGCTCCCATATTAATTTACGTTTTTTATTTATTTTAATGTTTAAGTCAATTTTTGTTATATACGACGAATTTTGCTTATTTTACGGTTCTTTCGTGTTCTCTTTTTGAAAACAGGAACTTTTTCAACTGAAGCACTATCAGTACATCAGTTGTGGAAAATTTTTTATATACGGCATTTTTTGATTTGCCGCAACCAAACGTTGTGCCATATTTGTACGCATACAAATATAACCCCAAACGCTTAGTTGGAGTAGGCGAGACCACCCATACCGGACATGATACGGAGAACGTTGTAGTTGACGGCGTAGATGCGGACCTGGGCTGTGTTGTATGTATTGACAGTGTTGTTGGAGAGAGTGAGGAGGAGTGTGGCGTTATCAATACGAGAGAAGTTGCAGCTGCCTGATGGCTGATGTTCTTCTGGCTTGAGGGCGAAGGAGTAGACGTTGATACCAACAGCTGGGATGTTGGTGTGGTGCTGGTATGGCTGTACCAAGTTGAAGTAACGACCTTCGCGTTCGGAGAAACGATCGTGACCGTTGAGCTGGATCTTGGCAGTGACAACTGGGTTGTAACCGGCCATACCTTCAACACGGGTGACGGAGTAACCGGATTCCAAGACGGAGCGATCCCACCAGTCGGAGTAGTTGAATGGCTGCTGTCCCTTCCATGGGTTGACGACAGTTGGGTCGCAGGAGACGAAGGAATCGCGCTGGACAACCCATACGAGTTCCTTTGTTGGGTGGTTGAAGTTCATCTTGATCTTGTTGGCAGATGAGGTGACAGATTCGCCGCCAGTGAACTGGAGCTGTTCAATGAGGTATTCGTGGGATACCTGGGCGAAACGACGACGTTCATCAGTATCGAGGTAGATGTAGTCAACGTAGAGGGAGGCGGAGACGAGACCGGCGGCGGCAATGCGCTGCTGGATTGGGTAAGAGGTGTTCTGGACAGAGACACCACCGACAGTGGATGTGGCATAGTCCCATTCAAGGTTCTGGAGAGGGTTGAATTCTAACCAGATCTTGACTTCGTGGTACTGGAGAGCAATGAGAGGGAGAGCCAAACCTGGGTTGCGGTTGAACCAGAACTGGAATGGAATGTAGAGGGTGTATTCAGGAGCACAGTTGCGGACTTCCTGGGAGGCGTGGGGTTCGCCAGTACCGCAGTAGTTGTCGCATGGTTCACCACCCTGGACGAGCAAGTTGGTGAGCTGAGGAACGTTACCTACCATCTCAGCGTAACCGGCCTGGAGACCTGGCTGCTGGGTGAGTTCGTTCCAGATCTGGAGCCAATCACCGTAATGCTTATCAATCTGCTGACCACCGATTTCAACGTAGACGTTGTTAATCAAGTTGTGGCCAACCCAGTTGAGCCAACGGAACTGTGCACCAGAACCGTCAGAGGCCTGGAGCTGAACCTGTGGGAGTGTGCACTGGAGGTATACACGGTGGATCAAGTCACCGTTACGGGAGATTGTGCACTGTACCTTCTTGCCGAAGTTGGCTGAACCATTGAATGTCTGTTCAATAGATTCCATAGCGAAGTTAGTGTGACGACGGTAGACGACCTTGAAGAAAGTAATCTGTGGGTTACCTGTGAGGTAGATATCCTGAGCACCATAGGCGACGAGCTGCATTAAACCACCGGATCCCATTGTTGTTTATACCTGAGCCCGAGAAAAAAATTTTCGGCTCCGGGGATATTTTTGCGAGATTACCGCCCGCGGAATCCTCTACGGTCTAAACGGTAAATTTTGCTTTTCTTAGTATAAGTGGTATAATGTCACAGCCCTTATCGTTAGACAACCTATTGAAACCGATGGGTGAGTTAGAGCCTTCGGCTCCACGAATACCAAAGACATTAGAACCTGCTAAAACTTTAGAATCGTTTCATACACAACAGATTCAAAAGATTCGTGAGGAGAAAACAAATTTACCCAAACTGCGTTTGGAACTTGCGGCGAAAAAGGAGAAACTCGCCTCCGTTGAACAGCAATTCTTACAACCCAGCGCCTCCACCAATGTGAACGATGTATTAATCCTGGCCTCCAGACAAAAGATAGAAGAGGAGGTAGTTGCTTTAGAAAAGACAATTCAAAAACTTGAAGATGGTACCGCCGAAGCGGACTATTTTTTACGAGTCGGCGATATTCTCTTCTCATACAGCGATGCCCAAGAACGTATTGCCGGCGGAGAACGACCCGTTGAATCCGTCGCAAAAGGAAAGATGCCCGCTAACAGCGTTTATTCTTATTTTACAAACGATGCCGATGACAAATCCACCAAGACCAACGATTTAATTCCTGAGGTCCAAAAAGCATCGGCAATTACAAACACTATTGGATTTAAGCGTGATAAAGCGTTAGAGTCTTACTTGACCGCACTCAATCCTACCGCCATCCAACACGAAAATAGTATCGCCTCCTCAATAACCGAAAATTTTGGAAATTGTGCCGTTTGTGATAGCGAAATGTTATTTAATGAAACCTTTTTGGATTGCCCTCAGTGTGGATACCGCGATTATGTCCTGGTTGACTCCGAGAAACCGTCCTATAAAGATCCACCACGTGAAATGTCGTACTACGCGTATAAGAAAATTAATCACTTGAACGAATGGCTAGCGCAATTCCAAGCCAAAGAAACTACTGAAATATCGCCTGCTATTCTAGACCAAATTCGCCAAGAACTCCGCAAAGAACGTATTACCGACATGAGTAAACTCAAGCCCTCAAAATTAAAAGATGTCATCAAAAAATTAAAGTTGAATCGCTGCTACGACCATGTTGCGCATATTCTTAACCGTCTTAACGGTATCTCCGCACCCGTTTTATCTCGCGAAGTTGAGGAGAAACTACGTTATATGTTTAAGGAAATCCAATTTAGTTTCGTAAAACATTGCCCTAAGAAACGGTCCAATTTCTTATCTTATTCGTTCGTACTTTACAAATTCTGTGAATTATTGGAATTAGATGATTATTTACCCTGCTTTCCGTTGCTCAAAAGTCGTGAAAAACTTTATATGCAAGATAAGATTTGGCAGAAAATATGCGAAGATATGGGATGGGAATTTATAAGAACTGTTTAAGTATAGATAAATATATTTTATTAAATTCTTCTACATAAATTAATAAATACATTTTATGGAACTGTTCTGGATGATTTTTAGCCGAATTTATCGCTAATTCGTGTGCTTTTCTACTCGCTTCGTAGCATACTGGTATTAATATATTAACATCAGTATGTAAATTCATTAATTTTTACCTAATGATTGGTAATAACTTTTCTTGGGCTCTGTTAAAAACATATTACTATATCCTTTAATTGGTATAATA